GATGAGCTTGGAATGGATCTTTATCCAAAGAATGGCGATCAAATGTGGGAAGCATATGAAAAGTATGCTGCAGAAGTTGGTGCAGAGTATGACGATGATATCATCTACGATTCAATTGTAAAGACTCACTATATCGCGAATGAGCGTATCGAGAGTTTTATGCCTGATGACACTGTTCGTCTACCAAGTTTTGTTGTGCCGGAGGGTGCAACCGCTGATGAGGCGTTGCTTAAGATGTCAATTGCAGGCCTTCGCGATCTTAAACTAGATGGAGACAGTGAGTATACGGAGCGCCTACGTCACGAACTAAACGTAATTGTTGACCGAGGCTTCTCTAAATACTTCCTTACAATGAAAGCAATCGCTGATAAAGCAAATGATAATATGCTTTCAGGACCAGGCCGCGGATCCGCTGCAGGCTCATTGGTTTCTTACGCGCTAGGAATTACTCAAATTGATCCTATTAAGTATGGTCTTTTGTTTAGTCGTTTCTTGCGATCTGACGCAACGGATTATCCAGATATTGATTACGATGTCTCTGACGCTTTTGGCCTCAAGGAAATTCTAGCTAAAGAATGGGGTGAGACCAATGTTGTGCCAATTTCAAACTACAACACTCTGCAATTAAAGTCTTTGATCAAGGATGTATCTAAATTTTACGATGTAGAGTTTACGGAGGTTAATGTAGTTACTGGCCGTATGGTCAAAGAAGCTACTCCAAAAGCAAAAGCAGCCAAGGGAATTAAAGCAGGAATGTACATTCCAAACTTTGAAGAACTAATGTTGTACTCGGATTCTTTGCGATCATTCTTAACAAAATATCCACACATTAAAACTCACATTGAGGCTCTGTACGGACAGGTACGCTCAGTTAGCCGCCACGCAGGTGGTGTTGTTATCGGAGAGGACCTAGACAAACATATGCCCTTGATCAATCGTGGTGGTGTTATTCAAACACCTTGGGCAGAGGGCCAAAACGTTAGACACCTAGAGCCTTTAGGTTTTATTAAATTTGACTTACTTGGCTTGTCAACACTAGCGATGATCCAATCTTGTGTTGGACATATCTTGCGCCGCCATAAAGGCGTGGAGAACCCAACTTATGAGGATATCAAAGAGTATTACAACACTTATTTGCACCCTGACAAGATTGACCTAGATGACCAGCAAGTATACACTAATATCTTCGAGAAAGGTAAATTCATTGGAGTGTTTCAGTTCACAAACGAAGGCGCACAGAGGTTCTGTAAGTCCGCGAAACCAAAGAGTATTATTGATATTTCTGCCATTACTTCAATTTACCGTCCTGGTCCATTGAGTGCTGGTGTTGATAAATCATATGCGAAAGCAAAGCGGAATCCTTCTGAGGTCCAGTATGTAAACGATCTAGTAAAAGAAGTTACAGAAGAAACTGCGGGTTTCCTAATCTTTCAGGAGCAAATTGCATTGCTAGCTCACAAGTTAGGCAAAGACTTCACTCTTGACGAAGGCAATAAGCTTCGCAAACTTCTCACAAAGAAGGGCACTGGCTCTGTTGCTAAAGAAAAAACGAAGCTTGAGAAGAAGTTCCTTGACGGCTGTGTAGAGAAGAAGATTGACTTGACGACAGCAAAACAACTCTGGCGTAACTTTGAGTACTTCTCTGGCTACGGCTTTAATAAGTCTCACGCAGTTTCATATTCTGTATTATCTTACCAGTGCGCGTGGCTTCTAAATTATTACCCGGAGTGTTGGGTCGCAGCTTTCTTGGACAAAGAGCCAGAGTCTCGCAAAGAAGTTGCAATCTCGCTAGCCAAACAGTATGGATTTGAAGTGACGGACATTGATATCAATACATCAGCCGGCACTTACTGGGAGATTAGCGAAGATGGTCAGACTTTAATTCAGCCCTTAAGTTCTATCAAAGGATTGGGAGACGCCGCAATTAAACAGATTATTGAGAACCGTCCGTTTGAGAACGCCGAAGATCTCTTGTTTAAAGAAGGTGTGACATATTCTAAATTAAATAAGAAGGCCCTAGATGTGCTTTGTCGATCAGGCGCCTTAGATGAAGTGATAGATGATTCTTTTACAGGGATGAAGCATTTCTGGATGTCTTGTATTCAAAATCGTCCGAAGAATAAAAAGAAGATGCAAGAGAATATTCAAGAATGGTTTGAGGAAGGTGAGTTCTCCAGAGAGGAGAAGATTGAAAACATTTCAAACCTGACGGGAATCTTTCCTTTTGACCTTGTTCTCTCAAGAGACGTCCGCTCTGCCATACAGAGATACCAAGTCCCCGCACTAGGCGATTGGGACCCAGAGCTTCAAGCCGCTTGGTTTATTCCACGAGAGAAGATTGCCAAGAAGACAAAGAATGGAAAACCTTATTGGATTTTAAAAGTTATTGACAATACTTCAACGGTGAATACTATTAGAGTCTGGGGAGTTGACCCAAGCAGAGATTTGCTGCATCTTAACCGACCCTACGGTGCAAAATTACAGCATAGCGAAGATTGGGGATTTAGTTTAAGATTAAATAAAAGTGCCTTGATATTATTGGGTTGACAAACTAACAGGAGTTTGATATTATGAGTGGAGCAAAAAGAAAAATACAACGAGCTAAAAAGAAAAGAGCCGAAAAAGAATTACAAGACAAGATCAACATGTTTGATAAGCTTGGCGATGCTTGTGTGACTTGTGATAAGCCTTTTGATAAAAAAGACAGAGAGCAGGTTCAAAGCTGGAACGTTGTAGTTCGCAAGAAAGAGAATAAAGTTAATTTGTACTGTCCTGAATGCTGGACAAAAGCACAAGACATCATTGAAGAATTCACAAGGAGACAAAATGATAATTGAGTACGCAACAACAGAATTTGGAGTAAGGGCCCCGGACAGAGGTAACCCATCTGACGCCGGCCTAGATATCTACGCTAATTTAAAAGAAGCAGCGAGTATTGAGCCCGGCCAGAACAAAATGATTTCTACTGGACTTAAATTTGGTATACCTCACGGCTATATGCTGCAGGTCTGTAATCGCTCAAGCATGGGAGCAAAGCGATCTTTGGTCGTCGGAGCCCATATTATTGATAGCGGTTACGATGGAGAAGTGTTTATTGATCTTCACAATATTGGATCAGAAACACAATCAATTAACAACGGCGATAAGATTGCGCAGTTAATATTAGTGCCTGTCGTGCACTTCCGAGCCCGTAAAACCAATCCTCTTAATCTATATGGCGGTCAATATATTACCATAAGTGAGAGAGGCCCGGGCGCCCTAGGCAGTACTGATAAGAAAGCGCTTCATCCGCTAAATGGAGTACCTGGAGGCGGATTCTAATGAAAGTTAATAAAGAAGAATGGCGGCAAATGATGGGCTTAGCTGACGCCGATGAGCGAGGCCTCCGAGGGCTAGCCAAAAGAGAAGCAAGTATTGTTGACCACCCGAAGCATTATAATGCGGGAGAATTTGAAGCAATCGATGTTATTGAAGACTGGAAACTAGATTTTCATTGCGGCAATGCGATTAAGTACATCGGGCGACACAAACACAAGGGTAATCCAAAAGAAGATATTGAGAAAGCAATATGGTATTTGCAAAGATATTTGGAGACCTTGGATGACAACGCTTGATTTACACAATATTAGACATAGTAAAGTAGAAGACAAGTTAATGAAATTTATTAATCACCGCCTTCCGCTTGATGTGCCTTTTAAAATTATAACAGGACAATCAAAGTATATGCACGATCTAGTTGTGCAGCTGCTGCAGAAAAATGGTTTGTTTTGGAGATTTGAGAGTCACCATAACGTTGGGGCGTTGATTATTATGGATGTGAAGACACCTGGGTACAGACAATGAAAGAATGGTTTACTGGCGCGGGAGACAGGATCTCGTTTGAAGAAATACTAAATGTAATAGCTGAGCACAGCGACGAAGAAGGTACTGTGTATATTGGATCTGACAGTATGGTGCAAAAACAAAAATGTATTTTTTGTACGGCCATCTGTTTGCTAGGAGATACAAAACAAAGTAACCGTTATTTTATTAGAAGAACCAAAAGTGATGCAAAAGAGTTCAAGACTTTGCTTCAAAGAATAACAATGGAGGTTCAGAACTCAATTGATATGGGAATGAAACTTTTAGAGTTTTGTCCGACGATCAAGATAGAGCTTCACTTAGATGTAAGTGACTCGAACAAGGAGTCTAGAACAAGTAAATTTGCCGATATGTTAATCGGTTATGCAAAAGGTAGCGGGTTTGATTGTAAAATCAAGCCAGAAGCATTCGCAGCTTACTGCGTTGCTGATAAACACTCAAAATAGGAGAAGAAGTGAAAGAAGCAGTATCATACGATGACGTACTACTGGTACCGAAGTATAGTGAAGTTGAGAGCAGAAGCCAAATAGATATAGGCAGCGATCTAGATAATAACCTAAGATTTGATTTACCAGTGATTTCAAGCCCAATGGATACAGTGACTGAAGATAAGATGGCCTTGGCGATGGACAAATACGGAGGCCTAGGTTTGATCCATCGATATAATTCTATTGAAGATCAGGTTGCAATCGCGGCACTGGCTTGCTTTGAGGATGATAACGCAAAAGTTGGCGCCGCAGTTGGAATGACTGGTGACTTTGAAGAGCGAGCATTGGCG